GTCGTAAGATTTGCAATACTCATATTTAATACTCCACTTAGTTATAATATTCATGTAAACGATTGATTACATGTTGTACATTATTATCAATGTACGTTTCAGTTACTTTCCACATACCAATACTGCTTCTCATACGTTCATTAACAGTCTCTTTAGTTAATCTCGTTTGGAAAACATATTTAAAACCTAATGTTGCTTCTTCTTCCGTAATATTTAATAAATCAGATTTATAAGCTTCTAATTTAGTAATTGGCATTTTTTTACAACTCAAAACAGTACTAAAAAATGATTCAATACCAGCATTCTTAAGTGCACCTTTAACTGGTACAAATGTTTCTTGAATCATCTCAGCTTCATTTATCTCATCTTTTGTATGAGCCAAGAAGATAATATTTTTAGTTGATACTGCAACATACTGAGACATTAGACGTTTGAGGAACTGTTGATATGTACCCCAGGCTTTCATTGTATTAGCAGATGTAAGTACATGAACAGTTTCATACATGTCCATAAGATACGTTAAAGAATCAATTACAATAGTATGAATTTTGTCAGATTCTTCAGCTTGGTTGAATGCATGATATACATCATTTGGATCAGTAATAGTTACTTCTGTAAATTTACTTTTAAAAGGTAACTTCTTATTGTTTTCACAATTAAGATATAAGACACCTTCTGGTTTATCAATTCCCATTAAACTTGCACTCTTACCAGAAGCAGATTTACCACCAATAAGAACTAAATTATCATTTTCAGGAATTGTTACAATATCATCTGACATAGTTATACCTTTGCGTCATCGCGTTTAGTAACAGCTTTAATAACTGAAACCATAATTGTTGTATTGATTTCATCTTCAGATAAGCCATTCTTCATCTTTCCATTAAATGCATGGATCGAATTACGGATAGCTTCAAGGGGATAATTACTATCAACAAGAATAAGAGCATATCGAATTAACTGATTGGATCTATTACCTGTTTGGGTATTAAGAGCAAACCATCGTTCAATATTAGATAGGGAGGTATTGTCCATTACCTTTTTAGTTTGTTCTTCCTCTTTACGTGTTTGAGGAATAAACAACATAGCATCTAACAATTCACCATCATTAAACTCATGTTTACCATTATAAGATTGCCATTTACGAGCAATATCTTTTGTTTGAGAATCTACAGGGAATGGAAGCCAGTTAAATATATTATCCATAAACTTAGCGTAAGCCTGTGTATCAAGTTTCACTAAATGACTTAATGGAAAGATAATACGAAAACGATTGTTCTGATCTGTGCTTCGTTTTGTTGTGGCATACATACACTTGTAATCTTTTAATAGCATCTTTGCACTAGATAGACTAATACCACTATCTACATCAATCATTACAAGATTGAAGCCAGGAACAACACTTGCACTGTTACGTTTACCATCAATAAAATGATGTGCTGCATAATGATATCCAGGTAACTTAACTACTTTATCCAGTTCATCAAAAGGAGCAAAGCCAGCTATGTAATCAACAGCAATATCAGTACTGTAAGAAATAGTCATTCTATTAATATCAGTAACTGCCATTGATTCTCCTTCGAAGAACTCAATACCATCACTGTAAGTTTTCTTAATAATAATATTATTCTTATAGCCATAAGCAGTAGCTAGAGCCATCATATCTTTTTTCTGAGACTCACTACCTTTATAGAAAGGAAGATCTTCAATTAAATCTACTTGGGTCACTTCACGCTCAACATTTGCTAAATAATTAGCAAGCTTTACGTAAGTACGTTCACGAGTGAGGATTTGTTTAAATGCATCACCTGATTCTTCTACAAGTTTGATAGCACTATTAAGATTATCTTCTGTAATCTCAGCTTCACCAGCAATAAAAGAATAAGCACCTGCTAATTTTAATGCTTTATAATATCTGTGAGATGTTTCTGCTTTAAGAATTTCTTCATGTTCTTTTAATTTATCAGCACGATTATCACAATCAATTTTATAATCAATTAATTGTAAGCTAACATCTTTTGACATAGATAAGACTTTATGAAAATTAGTTATATCAGCTAACTTACCTAATTTAGATGAGATTTCATCTAAATAATCTGCTGAATCAGCATCTGTCATCATGTCATAAATTTCTTGTGATGTAAGATTTGTCTTTTTATTTAGCTTTTTATTAAAACCAAATAAACAACGACGAGCAAAGCCAGTTTCTAACATTGAGATAAGTTCTTTCTCAACTCTATCTCCATCAAGCAATTTATTTGGCTCTATCTCCATCAAGCAATTTATTTGGTGTACCAAATAACATCATGTTAGTAGGGGTACGTCCATCAATCTCTTCGTTACGTTTATTCTCTACAGTATTTTTAATAAGTTTTTGCTTAACCTTACCTACATCATATAATTCTAAGAATGTATTAAGGATATCAATGTTACCCATTAAGTTAGAGCCAATTTCATCCATCTCAAAATTAACTGACCCAGCATTTGCCATAAGCAACTTATGACGCATTTGTTTAACAGCTGCTGGTGTACCACTATCAAAAGAGAAAGCTAATGTACCTAAATTACCAAACTCACCTGTAAGAGACTCTTCCATTGTATCTGGATCAGTTTGATATTTTGCTGCACGAACTATTGCAAGTTTAGCAATACTCTTCTGGCTTATGGCTGGAAAGGTTTCATTTAAAAATTTAGATTTAAATTGATTAATAACTTGTTCTTCAACAATATTAGTTGAATGTCCTTTACCATGACCTGAGTTAGCTAAGTTCATTGCGTACAAACTAACAGGGATAATACCCCGGTCATGAGTTTTAATATCAGTACGCATCATTGAAGCTACTTTAGCAAAGTAGTATGCAACCAATACTCTGAAAAATAATGGATTATTATTTTGTGTTTTCTTCATTAAAACATTAACCAATTTTTCAGATGGTTCAAAATGCTTAACAGTAGAAAAATCTATCATTTGAATACTTCCTTTTCTGCAGGAGTTAAATATGAATGTCCTGTTGCTAGTGTACTGCGCTTAATGTCACCTTTATAAAGATGAGCCATTGTAGTAACTGATTTATTTGTATCAAAGGTTTCATTGAGAAAATTAGTTAATTCTCTTTGAGTAATGATCCCACCTTTTTTAGCTTGTTTATTTGTTAGATATTCGTCGTATGCCATAATTGCAAAGTCATACATACCTTGTGTAAAACGAGTACGATCAATTACTTTGTGATGTGTAACTTTTTTTGGTTTAGGTTTCTTATCAAATCCATAAAAGTAATTATGAATAGTATTTACAATAAGAGGTAATGAAGTAATAAAAAGCTTTTTAAGCATTAGATGATTCCTTTTCTTTATCTGCACGTTCTTTAGCAGCAGCATCTGAATACTTTAATCCCTCATATCGTTTAGATAATTTAGCAATATTATGTGTAAGAGTTTCTTCACGAGTAATACCTAGACCTTGGCGAAGACCTTCCATATAAAATTCAAGATCACCAAGTTCTTCAATTACGTTTTCATGATCAAGAGGCTTACGATAAATAACATTCTTTTTGATAGCATCAAGTAGTTCCCCTGCTTCACCACTAATACCTGTAGCCATATGCCATACATGACAGTCATTGTCTGTTAGTTCTTCATTAATTTTCCAACCTTCTTTAGCGAGTGTTGCTACCATTTGTGCATGTGTAATAGATAACATTATTATTCCTTATTAATTTAAATGACTAGAGAACCTTCTGCTACCAATTGTTTAGCTTGGTCACAGATACCAATTACATCACAGTATTTACAACGAACAACCTGACCTTTGAAAGTATCAACAGTACCTACATTTCCGTCAGCAACTTGACGATCTAATGCTTCATTATAATTTTTATAATTTTTTGTAGATCGTGTCTTTTTCAGGGGGTCCTTATAATACTTGAATACATCATCTTTACGCCACAACTCTTCAGAGGTACATACAGGTAACTCGGATTGTGGTAGGGATTCTAAACGAGTAATTTCAGCTACTCTATCTTTAACAAATGTTTCTGTTGCATTAATTGTTAATAGATTAAGCTTTTTTTCTGCTACTTGTTTTGGAGGATACTTTGGATTTTTACGAGACTCTAATAAATTCCAATCAGTGAAAATATATTGGATACTCATAATATCATTAGTAATGATATCTGGATTAAGCCAACGGTAAATAGATCCTTGTAAAATGTAGTTAAGATTATTAGACCCCATTAAATAACCATAGACTTTAGTGGACTTGAAATCTTCTAATGCTCCATCAATTACAAAATCAAATTTACCTGTAATTTTAAACTTACCAACTTGCTTAGTTGAGCGTCGTTCCATATACACACAAATAGAATCAATACTAATTTCTTCTTTAGCTGGATTAATCAGAATATTCTTAATTACTGTTTCGTTATATCCAAGAGCAGTTAAGATCTCAGTTACTTTTTTAGCATTCTTCCAGGTATTCTCAATAGCTGTATGAAGGGCAGTTCCCATACGTGATGCAATAAGACTTTCTATATCACCTATTTTGTTTAGATTCATATTTTGTCTAGCTAGTACAATAGATCGCATTGGTTTAAGTAAACTTGTTGCACTAATTGTATTTGGATCATCTGAATGATCATAATCATCATCACATAACCAAACAGCCAAAGACAAAGGTATATTGCTACGGTTAGTAAACTGATTCATTTTTATTACCTTGGGGTGCAAGTGTCCGAATGGACACTCTATTTAATGTAAATATTTACAATTATTTTTTGCAGCTTCTTCAGATGCAATTTCTTGTTCTAATCGTGCTTGCACAAAATCCATACATTCACTAATAACTGTGTGTAAATCATCTGGAGTAATTATTAATCTTATTTCATTACCATCTTTTTTAGTTTCTTCTTCCATCTCTTTCATTGGGAATTTGCTATTTAGGAATTCATCAATTAAGCGATGTAAAATATTTATATTAATGAGATTACCCTCCCTGTAATAATAGTTTTATTTCTTCTAAAGATGCTTTGTTTGGTACTTTAACTTTAGTAGCCCAGTTCTTAAGAAACAATTCTACATTACCACCTAGTTTAACTTCATCATGTTGGATCTCAGGTAAATCCTGCCATTCCATACATTCAATCAAATTGTCATTAAGCCATTTAATTGTATCAGCATTATTTAATGCGAGAAAATACTGGGCATCGTGGATATGTGATATTGGTTTAATAGCAAATTTGTGTGGTGATTGTAAAAGTCGATCATGAAATTCAATTGCTGCACGATTATTAAGTAGTCCATATGACTGACCCAGGGCATTACCTACAGTTCTCCCTTCAGCTTTGGCTTCGTAGGGGGTAGATTTCTTGTTTAAGAGCGTTTGAGCAAGAATAGGTGTTCTGACTCGCAATCCAAAAGCAACCTCCATATAACCAGTTCTGGAGGCTTCCAATAGCTTCTGTTTCACCCATTCATCTGAATGTGCATATAGATCATGGTACTTCTGTTCAATTTCCTGAGCTTCTTCCTTGGGTATTCCCAGATTATTCATCAGGGTGTGCCAGGTCCCTTGGTACGTGAGAGCGAATGTAGGCCCTTTTGAGCGTTGTCGAAGTTCAGGGTACTTGTCTTCAATTGAGTTGATACTTTCCACTGTGTCGACGATATCAGGCATCTGGTCACGGAAATAGGATGCTGCCCGGAGGCAATGTCCATCGTAGCCATCTGTGTAAACCTTAAGCTTATTAGGGTCTTTAGTGGTAAGTGCTGAGATTTTGTCTTCAAGACTTGAGAAATCAGCACCTACTAATATCCACCCAGGGGGAGCAATAAAACATTCTTTAATGTCTTTTGCATATTTAGAGCCAGTACTAGGTAGGTTTTGTAGATTAACTTTCGAACTACTCAATCGACCAGATACTGTACCCCCTAAATTAAAATTACCATGCAAGTAATGTAAGCCATCACCCTTCAACACTGTCTTGTTCAAAAATGGTTTGACAAATGTTGAGAGAATGATATTTACCTCAGACAAAGCTATTAACGATTTAAGTATTTTAGCTTGGTCAATTGCTTCTTGTCGGGTAATTTTAGTCATTAGACATTACATATCTTTTGTAAAAGCTATAACAAATTGTTGAATATCAACAATATCATCAAAGGTTGTTTTTAACAAAAAATCTGTTTCCATTTTATTATTAAATGCAGTTACTTGTTGAACAACCATAGTACGAGCTTTTATTACTTGATTAATTTCTTTTTGAGCACGAGTATTAAAGATTGATACAATATGCCCGGATTTAAAAGATGACTTATAGTTATTCAATTTAAAGTGTTTAGCTTTAACTCTAGTAACTGCAGGACATGTTTCTTCATAATTATCATTTAAAGTAATATAGTGTAAATCTGAACTATTACCCCAATGACGAGAAAGACTAATACTTATTTTATATTCCTTAAAAGATTTACTAAATTTTTTATAAAAAGCATCAATAGCTGCGGTACATACCATTTTAGATAGTAGTACTCGTTGTTCTTTATTCATTTTAGCCATTATTCTAATTCCTTATCAGTTAGGTTATGTTCGTTTGTTAATTTGTTTAATAATTTCTGAAGTGTTTCTCCACCAGTAGCAGGTAATCCAGTATCAGTTGTATCAATTACCTCAAAGCCAAGAGTATTATATAAAAGCTCTTGAAGCTGTTTCGATGAGTTAGGATTGAAGGGATCTTCAAAATCCTCAAATGGTTTAACTTTCTTTTTAAGAAGTAGATTAGCTACAAACATAGCTTCTCTTTGTCTTTGCCATTCATAATCTTTAATAATTTGTGAACCACGTAATATTGTTAAATGTTTTTCTGATATTTGTTTTAATTTTTGATGCACACTTAGGACTGTTGCATAGTCCATTGGCATCCCATTTAATTCCATATGAATAATTACTTTCATACTAGGGCGCATAATAGTTTCATATATTTCTTGTTGATCATCTTGGATCATTACAGGATAGTTTTTGTTATATACATACCAAGTAGCAAGACAATCAATAAGATTATATTTAAGTAAGTCAGGTAGAGGAATTAATGTAGTATCTTTAATATCATCTTGAGCATAGTTACCAGCAAATTCAAATGCATTTGGCTTAAGTCCTAATACATTACCTGCAGTAGTATTAGTAGCAAGATAAGTAATTAACTTAGTATCATCAATATTTTTAGTAAGACATTCTAATCCTTTATGAATACCAACATTATCTAATGGATCAAGCATAAATAATTCATAGATAAGAATTTTAATATCATATGTACCACCATGATAAATTAATTTACCTTTGTAATTCTTAAAGAATGTACGTAGATCTTTTCGTACTTCATCTGTAGGACCTCTATCAACTGCAAAGGCAATACCTTCATGTTGATTCCAGGCAAAAGCAATAGTAGCTATACCAGCTTCATTGAGAGCTAGAGACTTAGTTTCAATATCGCATGTAAGAACAGGATGATTCATTAATTTCTTTAAACAAGTAACTATATCTGCTCTTGTTTCAGGGTATTCAGAATGTTGAATAATATTTTGACCAAGATCTACATGTGTTCCATTGATATGATTGATTAGAGTACTAATCGACATATCTAACTTACTTTGTAAATTTGGATTGTAGAAAAGAGCTTGGTAATTAACAGATAGAATTATATTGATATGTTCAAAGCCTTTAATCTTACATGGAAGAATATACCCAAAATAAGGTTCAGCTTTACGTTTACCAGTTAATGTTTTGAAGTAAGCAGTATCAGACACTAGTAAAGTCATGGTATTTAATTTACCACAAGCTTTAAGAATGGTTTGTAGATGTTCTTTTATTAATTTAACAGGAGCTTTATTCTTTTCATTATATTTAAGACTAAGAGCTAAGATACTATCTGGTGCAAGTCCTTTATCAATTAAAGGTTTGATATAGTGCTTATCAATATTGTTTGAATTAAATGAAGACTCTTTAACTAGAACTGCTACGTCATATAAATTATGTGCATTTTCATGAAAAAGAATATGCTTCATAATTATTCCTTTTCTGTTTCTGGCTCAACTATACCTTGAAGAATACCAACCATCTCTTCACTACAAAAAGCGAGATTAAAGTCATTTTCAGGTAGGTCAGTATCAATAATTTGTTTGTAAGCATCTGCTTTAAGATGCATATAAGAACCAGTACGATGTGCTGTAGCAATACTAATTGGCCGTGGTGACATATCCTCATCAATACAAAGCAAAGCAATAAAACCATCGTCTTTTAATTTTTGATGTTCATCACATAATTTAAAACCAGCAAACTCATCATTAGTAAGAGTTTCTTTTAATCTTCGGTCCAGTAGTACAAGAGGATCATGTTTTATGAGACATAAAGGACAATAATGATGAGCCATACCTACATATGATTTTTCAGTCATTTTTCTTCTCCTAGACTAATTATGTAAGTATTTATCAGCGAATTGCTGATGCAATTTTTTCAAGTTTACCAGTTTTTTCTAATTCAGCTAATGAATTAAGTGCTTTATCTGCTCGTTCAAGGAGAATTACATATTGTTCAAGTTTATCAAAATTTGCTTGTTTCTGTATTTTGATAAGTCCATCATTTAACTTTTGAGTTGTATCTCGTACTTGTCCACTTATTTTTTTAGTTTCTGCTGCAATTTTTTGTTCAGCCCCCATTAACCTAGTAAGACTATGATCAAATTTTGCAATTGCTTCATTAACTAATTCCGTTGCTTTATCTATATCTGTAGCCATACCTCTTTTCACCTTTGATTCAAAAAATTGATTTGAATTAATCATTCTTAAACATACATTATTTACTTCTCTGTGTGAGTACTTAGGGCCATGTTTGTCATACCCAATAGGAGATAATGGAACTTGCTCACTCATCTTTTTTCTCCTGCTTAAATGAAGTACCACAGCTTTTACATACCAATTGATTTTCAGCCATGATAATCATTTGTTCTTTACGAAATCCTGCAATCCATTTCTGTCTTGATTTAGGCATTGGTGTAGATACCATCATTAGAGATTCTTCTACTGGTGGCCAATATATTCTAATAGCGTCTTCTGGTTTGATATATCTTGTTAAGCCAGCTAATGCTTGAGAGGAATAATAACCTCGTGCATCGCTTTGACCTTGTTCAAAGTAATTTTCTTCTTCTTTACTCATCCTTGTTCAAAGTAATTTTCTTCTTCTTTACTCATGATATTTCTCTTCTTCATCTAAACTATCTTTACTATTTTCTTGATTAAGAGAATTTCCAGTAGCTACTACAGAGTAAATAGTAATATCTCCTGTTGCTCTATCTTGAGCAGTCATTCGAGCAACACCAGAATCCAGATAAAAGTTAATTAATTTAAGATCTTTTTTTAAGTCAATATCTAATGCTTCAAGAGCATTAATAATTCCTTCCATTTCACTATGTAATTGCGACATGTTATTACCTATAGAATAAATGATTTCCAATAGTAGTTTGGAGAGTTAATTTAGCTGACCAGTATGGAGTAACATAATCAGCATGGTAATGATTAGATCCTCTGGAGAAGTCTGTCATTGGAATATTTAAGATAATGTCTGATAGTGCTTTAGCTCGTTTCCAGGCTAACATTTCAGTTGGTTTATCTGACTTACCATCACAATAGAAACTAAATTGGCATACTCTATTGGGTCCTTTCTTTTGTTTCACAACAGTACAAACATCATTAGGCCATCGTTTACTATTAACCCTATGTAGGACAACCTGGCCTACGGCCAGTTGTCCGGTAATAGGTTGATCACGAGCTTCCCAATAGATAGCTAAGGCAAGACACATCATTGATGCAAACATAATTATTCTCCACAATAAGTAGTGGCGTAGATCATAAAGTATCCAATTGATTCTGCAAATGCGATTCCACAACCAAGACCTATCATCCATATAAGAAATAAGTATTTAACATCTAACATATTAAAATTTACCCCCAAACTAAATTATGTGCTGAAGTGTTTTGTACAGTACGTGATTTAGAATAAAGAACTTGTACAGTGTTACCTGTTACTCGAATAATGACACCTTGTTCAGCATCAGAATGACCAGCATTGCCATTGGCATGATTAGGTA